GCAAGCAAACCCCAATAGCCCACTCTTGGCTGTCCTAGCTTCAATCTGGCGGAGTGTCCCTAAGACATCGAGTCCTGTGCGCGCCTTAACCTCGCAGTCGAACGGGACATTGAGAATGTCGCGCCCAGAACCTCGACCTACCGTAGCGCCATCCCACCAGCGCTTCAGATATTCTGCGACTACCCGCTCTGTGCGGAAGCCTCTATATTTGCGGCTTTGAGTCATTAACCGCGTGGCATTTCTTGCAAGACCAAGTTAATGCTTGACCCTCGACCCAGAATGCTAATTCCTCTTTGGCTACTGGCTCGTTGCATAAGTTACACAGTATCCTAATCTGCATCGCATCAAGGATCGCCTCGCGCTGTCTTTTCCTAGCATATATTTCATCATCTGTAGGAAATGACTCCCATTCACCGTCTTGGTTCATAAACTGTAAACCGCTCATGCTCTGACCTCCTGTGGTTTCCAAGTGCCATCCTTTGTGATGTTATACCAAATCACATCTCGACAAACATAACAGTCAAACTTGCCCCAAGCCTTGCCTTTGGCACTAACTCCAGTTTTCCAATCCATTGGCTTGTGGTCGTGGCAATTGCGACATCGAGGAATGTCTTTATCAATAGTTGTGCCACCTAATACATCCTGAACTAATGCAACCGCTTCTGCTGCACTAGCTGCTGGAGCAACTGCCTTTACAGTCCAGGCATCAGCCTCAACCGGCATCATTATCTTTTCTGTTAACTTCTCTGCAAAGCCTCTAGGCTCTGTTGCTTTGACCTTTGCCATTTCTTCGCGGCTAGGGCGTTTGCCTTTCGAAGCATAACCTGCATTAGCCAATGCACGACCGATCGCACTTGTCTCGCAGTTCTCAAGCGCCGAAGTAGAATTAACTCCTCGCGTTGATACAGTTTCCTCTGCGTACCCAGTTGTCCAAGGGTTTGCATCCACTTCAGTTCGATATATAGCAGCTTGTACAATAAAGCGTTGAAGGGTGTGCTCAATAATCGTAGTAGATATTCGGCCATCAGGATGTTCCTTCCAAAACTTAACTAGGCGTTCCTCGACTGTTTCATAATCCTCTAAGTTAAACATAAAGTTCACTCTCCTCTGTCGCTAGTTGACCAGCGATGGCAAGATAAGACGCGGAGTCGATCCAACTGTCGATGCGCTGTGCATCTTCAAGGGTTCTTCCGATCTTAACAAGCGCGAGTATGACTGCAACCTGGTAATCCTCAACCGGCATCTCAAGATAGGCGCTGATAAGTCTTGCTGCTCTAGCCATGTTGTCGCTTGGATGACCATAATGTAATCCGCGTTCCTGATAAAGGTCTGTTGCACTCTGTAGGATTTCTGCATGCTTCATACTCTGACCTGATCTAGCTGCTCATAGTGCTTGCGTACTGCTTTGCGCCCTACTATGTAACCGTCTCTATGACCGATTTTGTACCCCATAAAGAACATCAAAAACCAAGATGCCAGGATGATTATTTGTAATGTACTCATTTACTGCCCTTCCGCTGCGCCCTTCGCAGCTTCTTGGCATAAGTGTTGCATAAATATCAGACAGATTTACGGTGTCTTGTATAACGAAACGGTAACAATTCTTGGTCATCAATAAAATCATCAACTGTAGGATTTATCTCGGGAAAATCATCTAGCCCTTCCATAGCGCCTTCCGTGGACTACAAAAGTGCCATCCTTCTCAAGGTTAATTAGGGTTACTTGCGTGTCCTCGATAAGCACAAATGCTTGCTGCCAGTTCATTGTGCCCCTTGTATAGCCAGCCAGCCGTACATCCATAAGATGTCCAGCCTCTACGCCTCGCAGGATACGCCCTATTTTGCCCCCAGATGCCTCTGTAAAGGCTGACTGACCTGCTCTGTGTGTGTGTCCACAGATGACGCTTAAACCGTGTCTGCGGGCTGCTCCAAGGGCTGTAAGACCCGCATTAGGGTTAATGCCCTGCTCATCCCCATGGACTGCTACCCAGCCCTTCATAAAGGCATAAGGCTTCTTATGGTAAGTAATACCTAGTTCATCAAGTTTTAAGAATTTTTCAAAGCGCAGCTCTGGCAGCGCTAGGAATGCCGGTATTTTCTTCATAATCACATTGTAAAGTCTGTCTGTGTGATTGCTTCTAATCATGTGCGCTTCTTTAGAATGCTCTACCAAAGACCATAAAACTTCTACTGCTTGGTCTCGATCGTCTCCGAGTGTTTGCTCGAACCAGCCTGGCATTCCTTCTGTCCATCGGCTGATCTGTGGAAGATCGATTTCATCTCCCAAAGTAATGACGCTATCGGGGCGGTACGCCTTAATAAAAGCTGCAACATTTCTTACTGCTATTTCATCGTGATAGGGGACTTGTAAGTCTGGAACTATTACGGTGCGCTTCATTGTTAATCCTCATCGTCATCGTCATAGGGGATGCGGTCGGGAAGGTTTGGCAGCCAGTTAGGAGTTGGCAGGATAGTTGCTGGGTAAGTCAAAGGCTCAAGCAATATCGCCATAGCAATATCGTCAGCAAAGCCAGCCTTCTTTAGGCTTTTCCAGTACTCGTTTAACCCAATGCAATAAGTCTCTAGCATTGAGTAGTCCTCAAGGTCTATAACTCTTTTGCGCGTCATAGGATTAGTTTGACTTATCGCAGAGGATTTCGTAGATTTTATCGACGCGTGTCTCTAAACGATTTACTGCATCCTTCATCGATGTACCGCTATTCGGCTTCAGCTCCGCTAAATAGTGTTTGACCATGAATTGCAGCATCGCAGTAACACCACCCAGAACCGTGGCGATCGCTACTGCAAGAGCAGCATAATCCTGAGCCGTCATTTTTTAGGGGTGGCATACCCAAAGATACCGGCAACGATTGAGCCAAGGATGGCGCGATAGTCCAGGGCGAAGTTAGAGGTTGTGCCCCATACGCATAAGAATGCGCCGACTGAGATAACTGCTGGATGCTTCATATTCATTTAGTTGCTCCTAGTAATGGGATATTAAAGAACGAGCCGTCTTCATCGCCTTTGCGAGTGAAAGATATGTGTGCATGATGAGCATGCTTATTGATTCCCTTATACGGAATCCAACGCCATAAGGATTTAGCGCTACAGATTTTTGAGTCAAAGATAAGATATGAGATTCTACGATCAGACTTTGCCAAGATACGAAGTTGATCTGCCACATCGGGCATGAGGTCGGGCTTAGCTTTGCCGGATAGATCGCGGTCAACATCAATGGCACGAACCCAGCCTTGCTCATCTGGATTATGGTCAGACTTACGAGCTGCGTGGCGACTATCACCGATCCAGCCATCCGAGGTGCGATCACGATCGCTGAAACAGTCATCAAATTGCTCCCGTAGTTGCGCTGCTGCTTTAGATAATTTAGGCTTCATCTAATAACTTTTTCGCCTGAAGTTCACAGCCTTGGCAATTCCATCGATATTTATCGTTTAGAAATAGTTCTTTATGACCGCATTCTGGTCTAGGTGCGATAAAAGCATCTGCATCTGCATTGTAAGTAAAGCCGATACCTGCGTAGTTGTAACGAATGTTGCCATTGTAAGAGGTGCGTTTCGCGCCATAATAAGTCTCAGTATCTAAACCGTTTATGAGTTCTGTTTCATCTTTGCCAACAATGACAGCAGTAACAATGTTATGTTTATCTAAATATGCGTAGTGTGCCATTATGAAACCGTCATCGTATCTGATACGCCTGCTGCTGTTATTCTGTAATAACGATAGGTCGCATCTGTTGTAGAAGTTTGGGTTACACCGCCTGAAAATGTGGCAGAGTTAGCAAGAAGCATGCGAACTGCAACAAACCCAGAACCGCCATTGCCGCCGTTAGAGGCTAGTACTCCAGCGTTGCCGCCGCCGCCACCGCCAGCGCCGCGATTAGCCGTTCCCGCGACTCCGTTAGGCGATGAGTTATTACCACCAGCGCCACCGCCGCCAGCGCCGCCTGCACCATTGTTTGCGCCATTATAGACACCGCCGCCGCCACCGCCAGCGTAAGTTACTGATGATCCAGAATAAGAACTAGATGAACCTGCACCGCCAGCGCCAGCCGTTGCTGCTATTCCAGCAACTCCAACTGCACTAGCACCACCGCCCCCGCCGCCAGTAAAGTTTGTGTTTGCCGGACCACCATTACCGCCTGCAAAACCTTGCGCTGGAGATGCTGTTGCAGAACCGCCAGTATAGTTGGCAGAACCACCGCCGCCCGAACCACCAGTTACGCCGTTGGCTTCACCACCACCGTAACCACCGCCTGTTGAGGTAATAGATGAGAATACTGAATTGCTACCATTACTCGCTACCGCTAAAGCAATGCCACCATTACCACCAGCGCCGACTGTTACCGTTAGAGGACTGTTTAAAGATACTGAAAATGCTGTGCTAGTGAGGAAACCGCCAGCGCCGCCACCGCCACCAGCGCGGCCGCCTGCTGTGCCACCACCGCCAGCGCCGCCTGCAATAACTAAATAATCCACATTTGCAACGGTTGGAGTTGCTGGATTATTAATTGCAGTTAAAAGATTAAGCATTACGCAATAGCCCCTACGACATACCAAGCATCTGTGCCAGTCTTGATACAGGCTGCTGATTTGTACTGAGCCAGCGTAGGACTAGCTGCGGTTGCACCGGCTGAAAGTACTGTTGTAGTACCAGGGGTTACAGCAGAGATTGTGCAAAGGCCAGCGCCGATATTGAGAACTGTGATTACTGTGCCTATCGGATGAGCCACATTTGCGTTAGTAGGCAACTTAATAGCGTTGGCTGAAGCGTTGCTTTGGGTAATTAAAGTCTGATACGAGTCGGCTATGACGGTTGTGTAGGTTGTGCCTGTCTGGGCGTTGAGCGTGAACGCCACTAGCCCGTTGTACATAGCCGCGCTAAGGACATCGCCCGTAATTGCTGGAAAACCTGTTGCCATTTATATCTCCTAGTACGCCATGATAGATGTGCCGATTATACCTGATACAGCCGAGCCTATGATGAAGCCCTCGATTATTGGTTCTAGTGTTGTAACAGTTACCTTCATGGAATTAGGCGTTATATTCCAGTCAAGCCCCTGCGCTTGTAGTGTCTTAACGATAGTTGAGCCATCTGGCTGAACATTTGTAATCTTTAGGTTTGAAAAGTAATCCAGAGCCAGCATAGTTGCAGTTGGTACATCTGGATCAAGAAGATCGACAGTCATAGCATCGATGCGGATCGTAGTCTCGGCTCTAGTTGCTACATAAATCCTGGCTATATTTAGGGCATCTGCATCTGTCTGAGCAACCAGCTTAGATTCGTTTAGTTGATGCGAAAAGAACTTAGCGATAGAAGCTGCATTCTCTGCCACCTGCTGTGTGCCGCCAACAATAGTCATTCCTGCGCTGTTAATGATTAACTTATCGTCAAAGGCAAACACCAGGTTTGTGTAAGGAATGCCAGTAGTCTGATCAAACTCAATAGGAGTCTCGCCATACTTTTTGATTACATTAGTGCGACTTAGGAAGTTGGCTGTGCCTTCTGAGTCAATATAGAACGCGCCTTGCTCGGAGAACTCTGCATTCTTTAGCGCATCAAGGGAAGTCCGAGAAGTACCAGGATCAACCTGGCAGGTTGTATCGCCGGTATCTATGGTTCGCATTGAGGCTGGCCAAGAGACTTGATCTAGAATTTTACCTATGCGTGTGCCAGTAGCTTGTCCTGCTGTAGCGCTTGCCACCGTTGTAAGGCTTGCCTGTTGCATCAGTCTGAAAGCATCTGTGCAGACAATATCTACATAGCCAGTCTCTTGGTTCTGAGGATAGGTGTACTTATATTCAGTTGTATAGCCAGAGAATAAGAAGTAGCCAACATTATTTACTGTTGCTGATACGCGCAGCTTGCGAAGCGGAGTTAGGAAACCAAAATAAGGAGATGAAGTGTTTTGAGGATTAAAGTAGGACAGAGGATCGAGGACTCTAACTATGCAACTGCCAGCCTCATAAGTATCTCGCATGATATTGCGGCCGCGCTTAATGCTGATCGAGTAAACATCTGGAGTTAAATCAACCGTTGGCTCTGGAGTAGTTGTCGCAGCTAGTGTGCCAGTACCCAGTACGCCGTATTTAGCATCGCCAATAGTAAACGGATAACCGAAAGTTGCTCCGCTGGTGAAGTCGAAGGATACGGATATTTGAGCAGGCAGGGTCATAGCGTTGCGAATGTACCTGTGCGTCTAGCAACCAGAGAACCTGCTCCGCTTAATGAACTGTTGATCAAGCCATTGCGTACTGCATCGACCAGTTCTCCCTCTGATACGACTGATCCAGCAACATTGACTATAACCGTTCCAGGTTGATTAAATCCAGCACCTAACTTGCCGCCTGGAGTTTGTGGCAGGAAGTCGCTTGGATCAAACATTCCGTTGCCGTTAGACATTGATGTGCCGGTTACTGCGGCTGTGCCGCCGCCAGTAGTTCCGCCTACTGCAATTCTCTTAACCTGAGCCTCAATCGCATTAAGGTAACTAGCCCAAGCAGAAAATGGGTTCTTAGCATCTGGCAAGTCTCTTAGATAAGCCACTAAGTCTGCCGTCAATCCTTGAGATTTAGCAAGTTGACCAGCTAGTTTAGAAGCCTCTGTTGAGTTGCCGGTAAGAATTGCTAATTGTAATTCTAAGCGAACTCTTTCCTCGTCTGTAATCTTGCCTTTAAGGGCTGCAATAACGGAAGTCTGCTGCTGATCAAATAAAGTGCCAGCCTTTTTTAGTGCATTAGCTTCTTTAGCAGCTTTGAGTTCAGCCTTTTTTGCAGCCAATAATTTAGCCTGTAAAGCATTTTCTTTTCTGTATTGATCAATACGATCCCAAGCCGCTTTTTTATTTAATTCTGTTTGGATTGACGGAATAGCGCCCATAAAGGGTGCAGACTTGCCAGCACTTTCACCCAATGCTTTAACAGCTGCAAAGTCTCCGCGGAGTATTGCTAAGAATTGACCAACTCCCACGCCGAAGTTTCTTTGAAACTTAGCAGCAGCTTGAGATAAATCTTCAATAAAACCTAATGTGTTGTCAAACCCTTTAGTTCCGCCGCCGCCTATTGCAGTTAAACCTTCCAGAAAACCTTTACCTAAAGTTTCGTTAGCATTAGCAATCGCTACATTTAGGCGATTAAACTTACCAGAATAAGTGTCTACTGCTACAGCAGCCTGACCACCAAACAGCGAGTTAATTTTTGCCTGGACTTCCTCGAACTTCATACCTTTTAGTTGTGCTTGCGTTAAGCCCAAACCGTACTTAGCAAGTGCGCGAGTCTGACCTACATAACCTTTTGATAAATCTCCTGCAACGGTTACGACATCTATTCCACTTGCGGCTGACAGATCAAGCGCTGTTTTAAGCAAAGACTGAGATTTAGCGACATCTCCAGTAGTAGTAAGTAAACGCTGAAAGGCTGGGCGCAGTTGATCATCAAGAACACCAAACTGCTTTTCGAGGTCAGCAATAAAGGTTTTAACTGCTGGATCAGCATAAGCCAAGCCTAAGTTATTTAATGATCGACTGAGAACGCGAGCTGCTTTGTCATCTGCTGCAAAAGCTTTGGCTGCATTAAATTGGGATCGAGCTAAGCGTTGAGCGGTAAATAAGCCGAGAAAAGATTTAGATAGCGTCTTAACTTGATTATTAAGTCCTATAGTTGATTTACTAGCATCGGCAAAAGCCTTTTTGCCAGAGAATACCGAGGCAATATCTATCTTTAGATCAGCCATTATTTGCCATCCGTTCTTGATCTAAACTTGCCCGCTGAGTTTTCTATTGCTTTAATAACGGCAGCAGTTACTTTGCCTTGATCTTCTGCAAATGCTTTGAAGATTACGCGACCAGTCATCTTGCGGGTCGATCTGCCAACCTGTCCTTCTTGACGCGGGCGAGCATTAACTAAGCCGCTTAAAGAATTAGCGCGGGCGATAAATTGCTTTCCAGCGTTAGGGTTAAGCGACTTGTTAACTTTGTTTGATGTATCAATATAATCGCTAAAGACTCCGCGAGTAGAAGCTTGAGATGGTTGTCCTGTCGGGTTCTTGCGACCTGCTGTCTCGTATATTGCTCCACCGGCGGAACTGTTAATAATACGAGCAAGGGATACGAAGCCACGCTTGTTAGGCTTAGACGGGCTAGTGGAGTATTTAACTCCGCGCTTGGCTTCTGTCTGATCGTATTTAGGAAAGTGGCGATAATTAGTTGTTTCTGTTGAGGAACTAGCTTTAGTCCATCCTGATAACTGCGATGCTGACGCTGGCATAAAGCCCCGAGCCTTATTTGTAATTGGCTTTAAAGCAGCCGACATTTCTTTAGTCTGTGCTTTGGCTAGATCAGGCTCAAATTGTCTTAGGGCTTTGCGAAGTTTATCAGCGCCTTTTAGTTCGACTGGCATCGCTCTGCTCCTTCGCTCTATCCTTCAGGGCTTGGATTAAAGTCCTGAACATTGTGTGATCTAACTCGATTAAAGTTTGGGGCGAGAGCCCTGTCTCTAGCGATAATCTCGCTACGAGATAGGTGAAGGACTCCCGCGTTACTCCAAAGGGTCATCATCTAGTACCTCGACTCGCGTCAATGTATCTAGAAAAGACTCCCCGAAGGGTTTTACGGTTTCACCCGAACGCCGAATTGCTTCCCAGCAGAGCCAATATACATCGGTCTGCTTTTCATCATCTCTAAAGGCTTTGTGGAAACCCTTCTTAGCATGAGCCTCGAAGGCGTACTCGATCGCCGGAGTGATCTGGTACTCGTTAACGCTTCCGTCTGCCCTTGTTACCTTTAGTTTTGCCATTTCTTTGCCCCTTAGTTAGTTATTAGGAAGTGGTGATTACTACTGTGCCGTTGACTGTCCAGGTTACTGACTGTGTACCAAGGTCTGCAACTGCGCCGTTGATGTCTGTCGTATTATTTACAAGACAGGTCATAGTATATAGAGGGTTAGTCGCTGATGTAGCTGCTGAAGTCTGCTTTAGAGTTACTGATACTGAAGTTCCCCAAGCAGCCTGAAGTGTCGCTAGAGTTTCTGATGCTGCTGTATCGTTTAGGAAGTCAATAGTTACAGATGATGCTTCCAAGCCCTTGACGAACTTGTGGCCGCTATCGCCCATTGCTGTTACTTCAAGTTCATCAAAGGTTCTGTTTAGCGTTACTGATGTTACATGGTCTGAGAGGTCAACCGCATTAACAGTAACCTGAACTCCATTATTTAGAAATACTGCCATTTTGGTTATTCCTCATCTTTCTTAGTTGCTTGTTTAGGTGCTGGTGCTGGTGTCGCAGGAGTCTGACCAATCTTGATCAGGAACTCTGCTTGTTCTTTTTCCCATTCATTCATGGTTAACTCCAACTCGTTAGAACTGAGACTTGCAGGGAGCAAGTCAGTAATGTCGCCGATGCGGCATCAAGAACGCTAGGAGCGCTCACATCTCCCACATTATAGACGATCGAAGAGGCTGCCAGTTTGTTAAACACAGCTACTAGCATCTCCTCAATTCCATTTAGGTTACCTTCATTATCAAGCAAAGGCACGAATACATTTATATTAAAATTAGCAAGCGGGGCAATCGTGTTGTAACTATTGTTATTAGGAGTTACATAAGGATCAGCCGGTGAAAGAACTACGCTGTTGGCAATAGGCGTGGCTGGTGGGAAACTAAATACTGACCAGAGTGTGTTATCGACTAGAGCTGCTGCAATAGTGGCGCGAAGTGTTGAGATCGCTGCTGTCATCGCTAACCGATCTGCGCATAAGGCGATAGATAAGGCGCGAGAAGGCCGCGAACGCGAGCCAGCAAAGTGTTAGACATTGTGAACGGGCTAGGTGCAAACCCATCAACTGTCATGCCCTGGCCGCTTGGCGCTTGGCGCGCTTGCCAGATAGCTTCGCAGATTTGCAGGGATGCTTGCTTGACGGCATCGATGGTTGTGTAATCTGCTTGAGTTGTGCCAGAAACTACCCCTAGCGGAACTACTGGATGATAACCTTGCTCGGTTGGAGTGCCTGTTACTGCAAAAGTGATCGATTGTACATCTACTGCTGTAATGGTCTTTGTGCCATTAAAAGGTGTGCCATTTTTTGTTATGACCACGCTTTCGCCAACATAAAATATATCATTTACTCGTTGATTAAAATAAAGAGTTCCCTCTGTTGTTGTGTTGCTGTGTGCAACATTGTAAGTCTCGTTAGTAAATAGGAAGGGCAACATAACATCATCTGCTGCATCGCAGACTGACTGTAGAACCGCATCTGTATAGAGTGTGCCAACGCCAAGGGCACTTCTAAGAGTTGCGACTGTTGTTACGCTCATGTGATCCTTCCTAAAGACTGGCTGGGTAGAAGGGCACTACCCAGCCAGCGACTTAATGGGTTTCTATCAGGTCTTGTTGATACCGAACGCACCCGCACCGATTTTGGTTGCGATCGCGCCGTAGCCGTACATAGCAACGAGGATTTCACCTGAAGCAATTACATCAGCGCGTAGCTGGTAAGTTGGTGATTCGTACCATGTGTAGGCAGTTGGGTTGATGATTAACATTGAATCATCTTTGTCTGTGTCATTTGCAGATGGAACATTTGCAGAGACATAGAGATCAAGACCAGCAACATTTCCACGAATGCTATCTGGGCGTACTACGCCGCCAGCGTTCTGTGGTTGTGCAGCCATGTAAATTGGGCGGCCTGAGTCATTCAATGTCATAAGGTTTGCCCATTGGCTAGTGTTAGCCAAGATATTGCGAGCGAAGCCTTGTGTGTTTGTGTAAACAGATGCAGCGCCACGAGATACGAATCCAAGCAATTCTGAAGCTGTTGGATAAGTTGTTAGTGTTGTTGCATCAGCAGTTGCGCCAGAAGCTAGTGCTGTGTAAACAGCCTTGTCTGTTGCGGCTGCGTATTGTGCTGCCATGTTGTTCATCAATTCAGTAATAAATAGTGGTGATGAACGATCAAATAGTTCGACAGAGAATTGCTGTTGTCCAGCATACTTCTTGACCGTTACTGTTACGAATGATGAAGCCTGATCTGTGTTAGATGGTGTACCGGCTTCTGCTGTCTCTGCAACTGTTGGAAGTGTTGTGATTTTTGGAATTTCGAAAGACATTCCAGCATCAGGCAATAC